GACGCCATCTTGTACGGCCGCTGGTAAGCTACTACCGCTAATATCGAGGCTTATATTGCCGGCGCTGTAACTCGTAGTACTGCCTGCATCGAAGAAGATCTGATAAAAGACAAGCTCATTTACTTGACAGAATTTGCCGTTATTTGTGGCGTTTCCTTCGGTTACTGAGTTCCATGCTGGAGTGAAACTTTCAAAATCACCGATGCTGTTAAGTTGAGCTGCTGTTAGAATCGCTCCAGAGCTGAAATCGAATGGGTTGGCCATAAATCTATCCTAGTATTCCTGTACCCAATTTACCATAAAGCGAGTTGTCGAGGATGAATAGTGTTTGTGTTTGGGCGTCAGCTAGAATAAAAGTCCCAACGGTACGGGCTGGGGTTATATCCCACCGGACGCCTATTATCATGCCGTTGTAGGTTTGTTGTGCTCCGGTGCCAGGCGGTGTTTTATATTTGACGTCGCATTGGTCTAACACGGTGTATGTAAATAAGCCGCCGTTGTCGTCTGATGTTGTGATAGTAAATTGGACGCTTTTTATTACTGTTGAGGGTTTTTGTTGTTTGGCTATGATTTGGTTCGCTAGGGTAGTAACTCCAGTGTCGTCGGCGTTTAGAAGGCCGGTGCGTGTTAGCCCTTTAAGCCCATAGGCCGTTATTGTTGCGTCACTGCTTCTGGCTCGTTTAGCGCTGCCGCCTTGTCGTTGCATAAGTGCCTGGGTTACTATATTCTCGCCTCGTATTCCTATATCTAGGTGGGTAAAAGCGAACGTGCTGCCCGCTCCCGTATCGTCAAACGTGACGGTCGTGTTTTGTGGTATAGCGCCCTGCGTTTTAAACGTTAAAACATTTCCATAGTATGAGGCGTCGAAGGCGGCTCCTTGCCTGCAGCATAAGTCGCCGCCGTCTGTTTGTGCTAAGAGTTGCGCTAGTTGGCCGGCTGAACCTGTATGGCTAAGCGTTTGGTTTGTTGATTTGCCTGTTGCGTTTCCGACTATTTTAACCTCGTCGTTATATTGGCCTATGCTTTGATAGTCCATGATTTGATTGATTTGGGCGTCTACCGTTGCCCCATTGAACGCTACGGCAGCGCCCGCTGAATCAGCTATATTTATTTGAGATAGTTGGCCGAGCCTATCTACTACGGTAACTATTAGGCGACTTTGTTTTGTGTCTATGATTTCTAAATCGACGTCTTGTATGACGCCCTGAAATACGACTGGTGGCCCTACCGCATAGGACGCCCCCGATACGCTAGCCGTTAACTTAAAAGCTTTCCCTATGTACGTCTCGTCTTCGTGGGTGCCGCCGCCGCCTGGCGTGTATTTGCCGTCGTTATTATAGAGTTCCATCCTGCACGTCCCCGCCATGTAGCCGGAGATAGGTTCATTTTTTCCGTAGGCTATAGAGAAACCAGCGACATCCGTTAAGGGTATAGCGCCGGCGTCTAGGGTGCAGGTGAGGGTGTAATCCCAAGCCATTAGAAAGCCCTAGTATTTACTGGGATTGGTCCATTGATAGCTTGGTAGCGTTGTAGCGCTCTTACTACGTCGTCGCCGTTAGATCCCGCCGGCATGTTTATATTTATGGTGTTTCCCCCCATCATGCCCGCTTTGTTTAATGGGATAACGGCTTCGGGGCCGGCCTCGCCAACGATTCCTAGCGTAGGCTGCGTGACTATGCCACCTTTAGCAAATAACGGGATGCCTCCTGGTATCCCAGAAATTGCGGGCAGCACGTTTTTCCAAACGTTTTTCCCTCCTGGTAGTTTGTCGGCTAATAGGCCCATGAGGTCGGTTGGTGCGTTGATTATTCCCCGCCCTATTTCGGCGACTATTTTGTAACCTATCTCCCAGATTTTAGTCCAGTCCATGTTTCCAAAAGCGTCGCTAAATGCTTGGCCTATAGTGGCGGGCAAATCCTTAAACCAGTTAAGTAGAGCGCTTAGTTTCTGGCCAAGGCCTTTAATTATGTTAAGGGCGAAATCGGCGCCGATTCCTAAAAATGTGACGGCGTATGTGCCCATAGTTTTAGCAATGTCGCCTATTGCGATAGCTAGCCCAGTTATAACGTCGCCGGCGAACGATAACAGCGCGGGGACTAAGTGTTCTGCTAGCTTAAAGCCGGCTTTTGCTATTTCCGGTATTGCTTTAGTGATAATAAATTCTGTGATTGTAAAAGCAATGTCGGGTAATTTAATAAGTAGTTCTTTCAGGACTGGCCCTATCCAATCGAGGAACGCAGCTGCGAATTTTCCGAGGTTGTCGGCTACGAGCGGAAGGCCGTCATAAAGTATCCAGTTGCCTACGGTTTTTCCCCATTCCCCCAGTTTTTTCAGGATGGACGGCAGTAAAGGCACTATCCAATCTATGAAGGCTTTGCCTAGTTCGAGCAGGTTTTTGGCTGCGGCTTTTGTTATGGTCCATATTCCTTCAGCTAGGACGGGCGCTATTTCAAGCAGGGCTTGGCCTACTTTGGGCGCTAATGTTCTAAGGGTGTCAAATATCTTTTGGCGCATGTTAATAAGCCCGTCGACTAAAACTTTAGCGACGCCAGCGAAACCTTTTTTTCCGTACACTTTGCTTAGTTTTTCGCCAAAACTAATGAGCTTGTCAAATAGCTTAAAAATTTTGGTGCCTATCGGTAAAAGTTTTTTGCCTAATTCTATGCCAAGGTTTTTAATACGGGCTTTTAATATGCGCTGCTGGTTAGCGAGGCCTTCCGAGGTTTTTGAGAAATCGCCGAGGGCGCCTTGTTGACCTAATTGTTCAAGTATTAGGGCTTGGCGGGCCATTATTTTATTGCCTTCGGATATTTCGCCGTTAGCGTCGCCCAAGCCCATTTCTAACGCTTTTGCTTCAATAGCGGCGGCGTTTATAAGCACGCCGATAGATTGCAGCGGTTCATTTGACCCCCGAAGCCCAGCTTGGAGCTTTTCGAGGGCTTCCTCTGGACGTAAATTATTAAACGAAGCGACGTCCGCTGCGACGGTAACCAAATCGCTGCTGAACGTGGCGAGGTCGTCACCTGATAGGCCGGCGGCTTTACCAAAAACGCCGAAGCTACTCGCTGCTTCTAAAAATTCGGATTGTGATAAGCCAACAGCTGTGGCGGCGCCTTTAGCGTTAGCTTCGATTGATTTACTAGCGGTCTCAAAAATAGCTTGGCTTTTGCTCAAGCTTTCCTCGAAATCGACGGCCATTTCGCCCGCTTTTACGCCTATAGCGCCTAAAGCCGCTCCCGCTGTAGCCGATACTTGCCCTACACGTTTGCCAAAGTTTTTAAGGCTTTCGGTAGCGCCGCCAAGCGCTTTTTTAAGTTTTTTGTTATCGCCAAGGATAGCGACGCTTATAATTGCGCTTTTTTTAGCCATTACCTACGCCTCCCGCCTTCCCACATAGTAGACGGCACCATTCCAAATTTTGTGAGGTCTTCTATCTTGTCCTCATACGCTCTAATAACTTCGTCACGCCGATCATCTAAAGCATCATAAAGAAACGGGTTAGGCCGTATAGGGCCGCCCCGCCAACCCATGAACGGCGCAGGGCGTGTTGGCCACCCCCAGTGGACTGGGCCGGCGTATGGAACTGCTTTATAGCCTGCGCGAACGGTAGCTCTTGTTTTAGTACCAGAAGACCGTACAGTATCACGTAAATCGCCAGAACGGACAGGCACCCTAGTCAAAGCTTCGCGCATAACTAATTCGCCCAGGTCTGTATGAAATTCTTTCAAATCGTCTACAAGCGTATCAAGCCGTTTTAGTTGTCGCTGAAATTGCCTGTCGCCTACGACTTCATAAAGTTTCTCTTTTTTGGCCATTATGTACGCTTGTTAGCCCTTTCCCGTTCTTTTTGTATATCGTTATGGGCGAAAATTAAGGCTCTTAGTAAATACGGGTCTAGTTCGATCAATTCAGCGAGGCTTTGCCCCGTGACTAGGGCTAGCCTAGCGACTGAATAGGCGCCGTATTGCTTACCAAAGGGTCCGCATCATCCTCCAAAACGGTTATATCTTTAATGTCGTGCTGTACCCATTCGTCAAATAATTTGACAACCCTGCCACTATCACGCGTGCTTTGCCAACCTAGCCAGCAAATATGCTCGATAGATGGGTTGTCGCTAAAAGCTCCTGCAAGCGTCGTTTTGAACTCGCGCTCAAAAGCAATAGCGGTTTTTAGTGATATGGTGACAGCGTAGGGGTCACCTTCCGTCGGCTCGATTTGTAGCCTTATTGTTGAGCCAAGCATGTCTAGCTGGTCGCTTTCGTTACCGTGCCGGAAATGGGCCAGGAAATCGAGTGCGTTGCCAAATCGCCCACACTACCAGAAACCGATGGCCACTCCGTGACCACTGCGCTAAATGTAAAACTTGGATTGGTAGCTGAGGTTGCTCCAGCATCGGCTTTGACTACAACTGTTGTTGTTGTCCCTATTAACGGGTATACGGTCGCCTCGGTTTTTGCTGAAGCGAAATCTGCGTTAAAGTCGATGTCTACGGTTCCGCTTTTTAGGCCTGGAATGTAGGTGCGGGCGTCGTCGCCCATTGAAGTGTCCTCTATATTATCAGCGGATTGTGAAAGCGTAACGCTTGTGACGTATGAGCTTAAATCCACAGAGTTAATCGTAACACTTGCATTATTTAGCAAGAATTCTGCCATTGTTATTTCTCCTTTTTAGGGTTGTTATCTTTTAGATGGCCGCCCTGTATTAGAGCGGCGATATTTACACCTGCTAGCTGCTTGTCAGTTAGCTGGTCGCCTTTTTTGTGGTTAGCGAGATTGTCGCTTATTACTTCATATTTGCTCATACTAGAACCTCCAAGTCTAGCTCTACTGCTAAGAATACACTATCAGCGAAAGGTAAACGGCCATAGTTTCGGGCTGCGGTGACGGTTAGCGCTGTAGCTTGTCCATCTAACGTCTGGTCCGCCTCTAACGCTGTGGGTACGCTTACAAGATAATCGTTTAATAAATTTTGTGCTGATGCGCTTTCAAATCGTTGAGCTGCGACAATAATGTTAAAAAAACAAGTAGTAGAAGCTGCCGCTACTGTTCCCATAGCTTCATGATATGTAATAGCGGTAGAAGCGGGGACGACTATGGCGCAGGGAACTACGATGCTATCTGGAACGTTATCGAAGACCGCTACAAAACTTTCGGGAGTTGATACGGTTTCTAAACGTGTTTTAAGCTTTGCCCTTATTTCGTCGTAATCCATTAAGCCGCCGCCGGTACTTTTAGCCCTCTAAGCAATGCCACGACCTCGGGGTCATTACGGCTAATTCTAATAAAACCATCTATGCCGCCTGTTTGGAAACCAAGCGGGCTTGAGCGGCGCTGGTACAGCCTGGCTGCGATAACGAGAGCGCATTGCTTCACCTGATCAGGCGGCGTCATCTGGTAGCCCCAGAACGCCGTGATTTCCACTGTGGGACGCCCGTAAAGGTCACGGGTGAAAGAATTGCCGTCTACTCTCTGTATGGTCCTGTACGGGGCTGTATTTCCGCTAGCGATATAATTCGTGGTTACAGTAAGCGTCGTGTCATACGTACCGTTCAGAGTGGTGTCTTCTTTAACGACGAGGCCGGTTGTTTGCGCGATGTCGTCACAATACACGGTGTAATCGTCGTATGGTATAAATACTTTTGCTGTAGCGCTTGAAGGCGTCACAAAAGTCCGGCCAGTCATTTGATCAACTTCACTTTCGGCAGCAGCTATAGCATTATTTAAGGCTGTATCTTCTGACGTTGAGCCTGAAGGTATGCCAAGATATTGCTTTAATAGGCTTAAGCTAGTGTAATTTGCCATGTTGCCTATTTCTTTTTAGCTGGTGCTTTTTTCTTCGCTGGAGCTTTCTTCGCGGGCGCTGCTGTTTCTTCTTTAGAAACTCTGCTAGGCGCTTGTTTATCCCATAGTTCTTTGCTCATGTGAATCCTTTCAATTGAGAGGTGGGCGACCCTACCGGCTACCAGTAAGGCCGCCCATGATCTCAATTTTTACAGCGTTGCTGCAAATAGTGTTCCTTGGCAAGCAGTCACAGCCGCTGGATAACGTCCGGCGGTGAAAGCTGAATAGCCAAAAGCTACCATCCTAATGGTGAGGCTGTTCGCTCCGACTGAATCGTATCTTACGATTGTTGGGGCGTCGTTGCCATCTGACCAGTACAGGAGGTTGTCACGTCGTGTGATGATTACCCTATCTTCGTTGGTGCCTGCACCAAGGTTAGTTGGGATGTTTGCATCTGTGACAACGTCTACGCCTGCAATGTTACCGACAACGGAACCGTAACCGGCTGCGCTTCCTACCGCTACAGGGTCGGTGGGGTTGTTGCCCATTGGGTTGACCAAAGGCCTGCTGTTCCCATCTAGCCCTCCAGAAATGTAAGCCCAGCGTCGTGGGTGCATAAAGATGACGTCAGGTGGGAGGTAGTAGTTGCTGTTAACTTCGCTGATGCCTTTGATGATGGCTTGGAAGGTTTCAGCCGATGAGGGTGAAGCGTCATCTTCGTCCACGTCGTTGATTCCTGACACGTTAAGGATACCCAAGTGAGTACCTGAGCTGCCTGAACCGTTGATAACGTCAGCGTCTACCGATGTAGCGTAGGCGAGGGCCATGTCAGCAATGATGATGCTGTCTACGCCTGAGCCTCGATCTATGGCTTGGCGACTAATATCAGCAAACCCGCCGTATGAGTTAACGTTCACTGTGAGGAGCGTGTCGTCCGGTGAGCTTTCGGTAAGGGCAGCATTCTCAGCGCTTTGGGCTGCGATGCTGGTGCCTGTTGTTATCCTCGAGATGTTTACTGTTAGTCCATTTGATGGAAGATTGAGGCGGCGGCTGTTCTGTAGGACAGGGGAACCTGCTCTAGCGAGAGCGGCTGCTTCATCCACCAAGTACTGAGGCACAACGAGGCCTGCAAAATTGCTGCTCGAAGAATCTCGGTATTCGAGTTCCATCTCTTGCATGTGCCGTGTCTGTCGGGCTTGTGCAGCGGGATCGCTGAGAACCTGAGCGCGGTACATGTCTTGGAAAAAGTTGTGTTCACCATGCTGACGGTAGGTGAGTGGTTCGTCTGTTACTACGACCTGGCCTACAGCGGCACGTTCTTCGGTGGTGTCTCCCATAGCTGCAACTTCAGCTTTCATCCGAGCTGCCTCCATGTTGGATTCTTTGATTTCTCGTAGTTCTGCAATTCGAACGTCAAGTTCTGAAGCTCGTTCTTGTAGATCTTTGAGGTTTTGGTCTTCTGTTTCTGTGAGGTCACGCGACTCGTCAGCGGCTCGAGTTACCAGTTCGTGCTGGGTCTCGGCTACTTCAGCGCGTTCCTCGATAAGGGTATCGAGTAATTTCATTGTTGTTTCTCCAAATAATGGTTTTGATTGAATCTTATTTGGGTGTTGACCAGGTGAGGTGCGCTACCTCGGCGTAGACAACGGCGCAAATGTAGTTCTAGTGTAGTTTGACGCTTGCTTGATTACAAGGATATACTAAAAATAGAACAGACCCCGAGGATTATTTAATCCTAAAAGAGTCGGGGTCGGTTCTACTTATTTATTTATTATTTTAATTTTGGACTAGTAGCGCTTTTACGGCGTCAGAAGCCCAGTACCATTTTTCTGGTTCTGCTGTTCCATGATACCGATGAGTCTGTTTAAAAGCCAGATGCACTATTACTTCTTCATCTGGGTCTATACGGTAGGGGTGCCTGCCGTCATCATCTATACGCTCTATTTGTATATAGGTACCAAAATCATTTACGTTATTAGCGAAAAAGATTTCTTCACCAATTTGGATAAGGTCACCATTGCATAAGTTTTTAGCTTTCATGTTTTTACCTCCTTTCATATTCAATACCAATTATAGCATATTCAATACCAAATGTCAAATTGGGTTTTTTGGGCATTGATAAAAGCGCTGGTCAGCAAAAAAGAGAAAACGTTGTGACCTGCGGAAATAAAAAAATAAAAAAAATTATTCTGTTATTAGGAGATGGCGCCATTTCGCGAGCCGAGGGACGAGTAGTTCGTCATCTGGGTCAAAAGCTCTTACAGATAGCACTTGTGCTTGATTATAGGCGGGTTGTGTGACAAGACCCACATGGTCAAGCTTTGCCTCGAGGCGGGTTATGTGCTGTTTCCCGTCAATGGTTCCTTGCTTATTTCTAATAGGTAAGAATCCTACTGACAGCCCTGTTACCATACCCTCCGCTGCTAGTGTTCGGGCTTCTTCACCCCTGGCTGTGTTCGCGAGTTTGAAGTCAGCTATAAGGCCGCTTGCGTCTTTTTCCCAACTGACGCTCATACCAATAGGATGCCGTTGCGTGTCGTGCTGCTCTAACAACGGTATTTTGTTACCTCGCTCTTTAATGCTTTTGTCGAATACGTTGCTAGAGAGGGTTTCAATAAACCTTGGTGTTTCGTACCGGCTATGAAACGGGGCGACCATTCCGACAATGTGATGGCCGTCATCTTCTGCCCGTGTTTCAAGGTCACTGAATTCGATTGTGCGGGTTTCTAGTTCGCTCATTCTTCCACCTCTATCTCGATATTGGTTTCATCTTCCGGTAGATCTTCAAGCCTTCTCACTTCGTTAATAGATAGAAAACCGCTTTCTATCCCGATTTTGTGGGCTTCAAACCGTTCTCTACGGTCAGCCCGCTGGAAATCGTCAGCGTCAAACAATGCGACTTGGCCTCTGGGTAGGAGACTAGAGAAGGCTTGTTCGAGCCTTGACATGTAGCCGCGGAGCGTGTACGTCACAAAAGCCCTATTGTCTTGTTGCACGTTCGAGTATGTTTTGGAGTTGCCGTCCGTGGGTACTCCTACCATGTGGGGCGGCACCCCGAAGATGGTGCAGATCTGTTCTGCGCTGAATTTGCGTGATTCTAACAGTTGTAGGTCATCGGGTGAGAACGATAGCGGCTGGTAGGTTAAGCCACCAGATAGCACCGCTGGCGATTTTTGCCGCCCACCGTGAGCTTTTAGGAAAGAATTTTTGAGTTCTACTGCTTCTTCCTGGCTTAGTTCGTTCTGTGACGATATGACGCCCGAAGGAATCGAGCCGTTTACGTGCATCTCTGAAGCTGATTCGTCGCCTGCGATGGCTAGCCCCAGCGTTCGCCGTTGTAGCTGTAGTGGCCCAGCTCCCATTAAGCTGCCCGCTGAGACTATGCCACCGCGTACATGCAGAATATCAGATGCGTCATACTGATTGCCTGCGACATGGTAAATGATTGTACCGTTTGCGAGCATTTGCACGTTTGTGGCGTCAGGGGATAACAGAACTGCTTGCGTGGGGAAACCGAGCCGGTCGTAACCGCCGAGTAGGAAATAGGCGTTTCCTCGTAAAATCAAAGAACTAACAGCCGCTGAAAACGTGTCCATTCTAGTAAAGTTGGGGTCTGGCTGTTTTAATATCGATGGGGTCGGGTCGAGCCGCTGGTCGTCCCTATACGCCCCTATCGGTAGGCTACCTATGGTATCTGAGATGAGTTGCACGCAACGATATGCGGCTGGGATAGAAAGGGTAGTATTTTCTGTGACGGCGATGGAACCTGTGAGGCTTTGCGGCGATAGGTACCGTTCAGGGATGGTTTGGGAGAGGTGGCGGGTTTGTTTCCCTCGGAGCGTGTTAAATATCATTATTCGTCATTTTCCAAGGCTGCCCCCAGTATGAAAGCTAGTATCCCAGCACACAGTAGCCCTGCTGCGAAATTAAAGAATATGTATACTGCTGCCACTATAGCGACAGCTCCTGCCAGCTCTATTGCTAGAGCCACGTATTTTCTTTTAATCATAGTATAAAAATTTCCTAACGTTAGTGTATAGCAACTTTTGGTTGTGGTGTGGTTAATCCATTCACGAGAGCGAAACGGGCCAAGGTCACAGCGCAAAGAGGTGTTATGTCGTGGTCTGATTTGCGTGACCAGGCCCATTGTTCGCCTAGTTTGCGTCTTGTGGCGTTATCTACCGCCGTTTGCAGTCTTGGGTCTCCGAGGTGCGCGATCGATCCCTCTTCCACAGCGTCAAAAAACGAGCCGCACGCCTGCCCATACTGGCGCATACCGACAGCGATGACATCTACGCCCGCTTCTTCTAGTTCTCCTATGAGGCTACCTGCTGGCGCCCCACTGTCAATAACGAACGGCATTTTATATTTTTCGCTTAATTGAATGACACGATCTTTAACCCAGCCTATGCGGTTTTCTGATTCGATGATTTCCACTGCGCAAAACGCCCCATTAAGGCCGGCCGCTCCGATTGTCGCACGATCCCGATTAGGGCTGATGTCGATTCCAAAAATCATAAAGGATGTCCCTATTTGGATGTCTTGGCGGGCGAGTTTCCTCCACTTGTCGGAATCTATGACGTTATGGGTGACGAGGCTCGGCCACACGTTTAACCATTCTTGGGCGAAGATCTGCGGGTTTGTGGTGGCGACAGCTTCACGTACTGCACCTAGAGTAACACCGTGGGTTTCTCCTAGGGTCGGTATCGCTTGTTCCCAGACTTCTTCATCGTGTATATCGAAATTGTCTTCGTATGGTGTCCATTCAAACCACGCTAAAGCTGGGTTCTCGGCGTGGCCTAGCTTGCGGTAATGGGCCAGCATCGTACTATATGGGCCTCCCGCGTTCGACGCTATCCAAAGTTGGGCGCTGGGCTTGGTCGCCATCGTGGGCTGAATCGCAGAAACAAGCCGCAGGTCGTGGGTGAGCGCCTCATCAATAATAGCAAGATCGACTGATAGGCCCCTCGCCGACGTGGCGTTCGGGGTCACTACGAGAAAGCGGCTGCCGTTGTGGCAAATCAATTCCTCTTGCCCGTTCGACCGTATCTGCTTCCTAATCCTTTTCTTAAACGGCGTCGAATACAACAAATTACAGAACTCTTCCCATTTCTTCTTAGCGGCGTTACGATCCTGAGAAGTAAAAATAATCGTCCTATCAGGCTTCAACAACTCTAACGCTATACGAAACACCAGAAGCGTCGTCTTCCCATTTTGCCGCCCTACTGTTAAACCGACCGATCTGAAATGATAGGCACCGGCTTCGTCGAGTTCTAGAGCTGTTCCAGCGATTTGTTTCTGCCATTCAAAAAGTTCAAAGCCTAGCATGTTCGCTACCTGCTCTAAGGCGGGGCCGTGGGTTTCCCTGTCCTGGTTGCGTTTAGTCGCCCAGCGAGCTGGTTTCATCTTCTTTGACCTTTGCAGTGTTCGACGGGTTCATAATAAACGACCAGCATTGCCGGCATAGTCCCCACTTCTCGGCAGTGTTGTCGCACTGGTCGCAGCGCCATCCCATCTAGGTGTTGCCTTTAGCGAGTTCTTGTGATAGTTGTTCCCACACGTCGTTGTCGGCGGCTACGCCGAGCCTATCGAGTGTCTGATTTATCTGGACATTGATAAGAGTGATTATTTTCGGGTCGTATTTTTCGATACCTAACTCAATTTTGTCCCATGCGTCTGCTAAGCCTCGTAAGGCGTTAGCTTGCACTGCGTTAGCGTTCGGTATTGTCGCCAGTACTAATTCTGCTGCTTCTCTGTGTCTTCCGTGTTCTACCATTCTCTACTCTTTCTGATCCCTCTTCTACGATCATTTGTGATTTTAGCACCCAGACGGCTATTACAGGATCGACAGGCAGCGACGAGATCGCCGGCCCATAGTTCAGGCGCTGGTGCGGAATCGAGCGGCGGCACGTGGTCAGCCGTGTCAGCGACTTTTATTTTACAATATACGCATATTGGGTTCCCTTCTAAAAGGACCTTTCGGGCTTTCTGATATTCGTACGAATAACCATTTCTCACGATAAAAAAGCCCCTTTCACCTGCAAATACAGAGTTTTACACAAAAAACCCCTTTTATCGGGGATATCTTCCGATT